AACATCCACTCTGTGCTGATGCTCAGCCCATTGCTCTACCATAGAACGGTAATCCTTTTGAAAGAAAGCTTCAATCTCAGGAAGAGACTTAAGACTTTCTGGAGATGTGGCCTGCTGAAATTCTTCAGATTCAGGATCAACACCCATCTCCATCATTTTCATGTTTACCTTCTGCCTAGCCTCATACACAAGTACTTGTTCAACCTGTGACTTTTTAAGTTCTAGCATTTCATTATATGAATACTCATCTACTGCAGAATATGTTACACGGGTAGATCTTTTAGAGAACTCAGAAGTAAGAGTATTAATTACATTTGGAATAATAGGATAGAACTTAAGCTCTAGTGCAGAAGCATCCTCTTTTGTTAGAGTATCAATCAAATCTGCATACTCATTATCCTCTTCAATTACATAGTCAGTTCTATCAATAAGACCCTTTGCTAGTTTATAGTTCTTCGTCAACCTTCTGGCATTTCTGCGAACCATTTTAAGTCCTTGCCATTCCAACCAGTCTAAACACCAAGCTGCCCAGTCTTTATCCTTTTTTGATCTAGGTAAAAACTGAATAGGCTGATTGAGAGTACCCATTTTATTGTACTCTGTCTTAGCACCTGCCTTAGCTTGTAGGGCGTTATATATTTGCATCTTATCTTAAATTTCTAAATGGTTGTTTAGGAACTTTCATTCCATCAAAGCCAGAGCCATTTCCACCTATGTGACGGAACGGACTCCTAACTAATTTACTGAATTTATTGGAGTTATCCAACTTTTTTACATTAGAGGTTTCCTCGTATCTTTTCCTGTATCCCCTGTTTGCTTGCTGTACTTTGGCAAAAGCAACTAATGCAGCAAAGCTAACCAATCTATCCACGTTTACACCATCTCTATATGCCATCATTTCTTTTAATAGCATAGGATCTGGAATTCTTTCAATGCCATATGTTGTCTTAACTACAGTACCATCTGTTTTAACATCTGAATCAAGTTCTTCTTTTAAAAACTCAATAGCATAACTAAGCATATGGCTTTTAAATAAAGTACCAGTATTTCTCCACCCATAATCCTGGTAAACATTGGCATTAGCACCTATATCTTTTAGGAAAAGAATCTGTGATCTGGGTACTAAATACTTCTGCTTCTTCCTGTAAATCATGTAGTTAATAAACTGGGATATGTTATTTTCTACAATAGTCCATGCATTATACCACTCTATTATAAGTTCTAGCCTCTCGTGAGTTTTATTAATGTCATCAAATCTTCCACACCAGGCAGCTACAATCTTATCAGCCTCAATGAATGTTTGTATCTCTGAGCCATTATTTCTAGTTACCTCAACAGGTCTTTTATAGATATATATAGAACACAGTGATTCTGAAGTAGTTGTTTTACCTTCACCCACAGGGTCAACAGAAGCATAGTAAGTTCCAAACTCAGCATCCTTTTCTGGTCTTTCCCAAACCACAAGAACACCGGTTTTATCTTCTGTATTCTTCGTTATAGGAAATTCTCTGATAGGTAACTTATTAGTTACCTCTACTTCTATCTCACCTTTAGCATCTCTGTGTATATCTAGGAACTCATATGGATATTGTTTTTCCTCAATCCTTTGCATTTGAGCTGTAACCAAATGCCCTGGGAAAAGAGATACCGTCCTAAAGTCAAATGCCTCTTTTACATTTCTGGGGTGCTGAGATATACGGAGTTGATACTCTTGTGGATCTAGTTGTTTTTTCCAGGTAGCAAACTGCTCATCTAATGCTTCTAAAGCTTCTTTAACCTGGGAGTTTCCATATTTATCTACAAAGGGCGGCATAGACCACTGCTCAGGAATAAACAAACCTGTTGTACCAATTGTACCTTTATCATCTATGAGAGTAGAGGGAACCGCATATATATCATTAGCCTCAGGATGCATTATCAGTTTCTTCAGAGGCTCGCACTGACTAAGATCACCCACAGAACCTGCAGCAATAAAGGTACCTGTAGTAATCATACCTGATCTAAGTGCAGGTCTTAAGTACTCATAGGTCTGATTCATTCTAGGAGCAATCCCCGCTTCTTCATGAAAGAAGTACTTAGTAGGACCACCCACACCTGTAGTTGGGCTTTTCTCAAAAGACATTGCTTGTATTACACCTTTGAGACCTATCTCAGTCTTTCTTTTCTGTCCTCCTACAAAGTTTGCAATCTCAATCTTCTGCTGCCAAAACATTGTTTTGTTGGGGTTCATAGGTCTATACCAAGCAGTGTGTTTATTCAAGAATGATTCATATTCATTCAAAAACTTCCAACTACCTTTTTCATTGATATAATCCTTAAGACTAGCACCCATTTTTAGGGTTACCCCTTCCTCAAACCATATCTGGTTTATAAGTTTACCACAGTGGAAGTATGAGCTAGCAATCTGACGTTTCTTTAAAATAGCACAATGCTTATAGTCTAGCTCAGCAAGTATCTCATACAAAGCCATGTGATACTGAGCATCTCTTATATCAGCAAAGCCATACCTCTGTGTTTCTTTGTTAAAGATCGGCAGGAAGTTTAACCACATGTAATAATCCCGGGTGATGTACCAATTTTTGGTATCAGATTTATAGATTACACCCTTCTTACACTTTTCTTTTTCTGTGTCCCAGAAGTTTATAAAATCTTTAGTCCCAGCCGGTGCTGTGCAATAAATTCCATTTTTATTAAACAGTCGTGCCTGTTCATTAAACACTTGAGATGTTTCGTCAAATTCATATTGCCCAGGTTCTTTGAAGATTGATTTACAGAAATCATAAAAGTCTTTTCTACTTTCAAAGTCTGTGTAAGTCCATTCTCCATTGCTATAAGTGGGAATATTTTTGTATATCTCAGTATTCATTCAGTAGTTTAAGTATCTCGTTTAGAGCCTCATGTCTATGATTCTCTGTCAAGACAATTTTATTTACCCAACTTGATTTTTCAATCTTAGGTATATCATGGATAGCAGATTCACTTTTAATCTTAAGGTCAATCTGCTGCATGTCTCCTGTAAAAATCATAATAGAGTTTTTACCAAGTCTTCCCACACACATTTGGAGCTGGGCCTTGGTTAAGTTTTGAAACTCGTCTATGATACAGACAGCATTCTCAAATGTTCTACCTCTGAAGTGACTGAGAGATACAAGCTCAACATGTCCTTCTTCTTCCATCTTATTGAGAATATCAGGCTTATCATAAACCTTTCTCATATTAGACTTGATTGGGACTAGCCAGGGTTCCATCTTTTCTTTCTCTGAGCCGGGAAGAAACCCATTATCCTCAGTAGAAACAGTAGGTCTGGTAATAATGATCTTGTTAACTTGCCTTTTAAAGTACAGATCTAAAGCAATTTGTACTGCAACTAAAGTCTTACCACTACCCGCATACCCTATTAAGAAGTTGTATGGCTTACTGATAATCAGTTCTTTAGCTCTCTTTTGCTCCTCAGATAAAGTTATTGAAAACTTTATCTCCCCTTTTGGTGGGTTCTTTTCAATGTTTGTTTTGGCCATACTATAAAGATAAGTATTATCTTATATTCTCAAAAAACTTCTTCATTAAAAATCCTAGCAGGTAACTATAGGGTTCATCAGTGTCTGCATTGTGTGGCGTACCTATTCTATCAAAAGTAAACATTACAGCATGTGATAACTCATGAACTAATGTGGCCATATTGTTAACGTCATTCTCATCAAAATTATTTATCTTAATGCTAATTACTCCATTATCATGTTTTACTGTTCTCGCAAGATGGTTTTTTTCCATCCCTACAAAGTGCTCCATGTAATACTTTAACTCAGGATCTTCTGCAGAATATAAAACATGGGCCTCAATAAGAGATATAACAAGATCTTCGTTATCCTGATTTATACTGATTAGAAACTGGCAGTTATACAGTTCTACATCAATTACAAAAAACTTACCTTTATAATTGGTCGTAGGCAAGTCCTTGACCTCCTCTGACTTGACTTTTCTGCTCATCTTGGAGGTCTTTGAAAGCACCTTTGTAGCTTTCACGAATTTGCTGGTATTTTGCTGCTGCATTTACTAAAGAATTAATGTTTCCATCACGACCATGAGTTATCTCAGTTGTCTCCATATATCTGCCTAATCTATCTAGCATTTGCTTGATTCCCTTGTATGCCCTTGATGTAGGTGTTTCATACATATCGGAACAGAATTTAAGAGCATTTAAAATATCAGTGTTATCAGTTGAGAAATCAGCATCTATCTCCTGTAGTATGATTTCTTCTTTATCTAGTTCAGATACATTGAAAAAAGGATTTGTGTCTGGATTAGGGCAAGTCATGTAAAACAGATACTGGTAAATCTTGAGATAATCTTCTGGATGATTATCCATTATTTTCTTTAAGGTCACAAGAGTATAACAGTGTTCCGTAGGAATAACTACATTATTCTGTATATCAAATAGTTTTACAATCATGTTCTTTCCATGCTTATATTCTTACAAAATCTTACATCTTTATTATTCAAAGTCCAAATCTCACCATCATCCATCGCACAGGTGAACAATAAATCATGTTCTTGGCTATAATCTATAACAAGGAAAGCATAACCTTCCATATCATCTGATATCCGTTTAATGGGAATCATTGGGTCAAGTTGAAGCATCATTAAGGTAATTTATTACAGATATGACTTCTTTTTTTAAATAAGGTAACTCATATCTGTCAATCTTTTTAATAATAGGGTGTCCTTCTTGATCAAGTATGTGTACTTTATTGCCCATCTTATCTAATCCATCATCTTCAAATATTACATGATCCAGGCATAATTTTCCCGATTTTAGTTTTGGGTTATGCTTTAGAATTATGTACATGTAAAGACTAAGCTGCAAAGCATAATGATTATAGTTACAATCATCAAGATGAGATACTGGATGAAACATCTTTTTAGATATTCCTTCCCAGTTTTTGTACGATTCCTTTTTGATCTCTTTATTTGTCTTGTAGTCATAGACATCTACTCTACCGTTTACTACTTCTACTCTATCTGATTGCCCACAGACACCAGCTGATTTTAGATATACAAAATGCTCAGGATAAATACCATCCTGAAGCTTTTGATTAGGCGCTGTTTTTAGACCATCAATTTCTACAGAC